CTTTTAACTTTAAAAACATAACCACAACTGAAGTAACAACTGCAACTACACCCAAAGTAGATAAAACTGATAGTAAAATAACTGTTTCCATAATTTCTTTTTTTTTTAATGTTTATTAATTCTCATCTTATTAATAAGATAACATATTAATTATTTTAATAAACAAAAAACCCCACCTGTTAAGATGGGGTTAGCAATTAATGTATTTTTTAGTATCTATACCTACTTCTATATCTTCTTGATTCATTCATATCACCAATTTTTTCCATAGGGTTTTCAAGAGGTTCATCTGATTGTTGAGCTAATTTTTCAAACAACTTTACAAATTCAGGTGCTGGTAATGTTTTGAAGGCTTCAGTAGAACATCTTTGAAAGTCTAACCTTTGTGGGTCACATCCAGGAATGTTACTATGGGTCTTTAACAATTCAACATCAGCAGAAAGATTAACTTCCTCTTCTCTTAAAATTTTTCTTAAAATATTCTCTATTTTTTTTGTACTATATCTATCCATAATTAATTTTTTATTATAAATATCACATACATTTAAAATATTAACGACGTTTGTTTATTAAAGATAAAATTTCTTCCACAACATCCCCTACATTTTCCGATATCTCATCTCCCATCACAGTACTAATGATTTTTTTCTTATGATTTAAAATGTCATAAACCGCACCTTCTATCGTATTTTCAAATAACGGGTAGTAGACTAATACATTATTTTTTTGACCGTATCTATATGCTCTATCTTCCGCTTGAGCGTGTTCCGCAGGTACAAAAGATAAGTCATTCATTATTACCGCCTCGGCTGAAGTCAAAGTTAACCCAACTCCAGCGGCCTTTAAGTTCCCAACAAATACGGTTATTTTTTCATTGTCTTGAAATTGGTCAACCGCAAATTGTCTTTGGACTTTGTTACAACTACCATCAAGATAAACCGCTTGTTTACCAAAATGTTGATATATTGTTTGTAGAGTATCGGTAAAGTTTGTGAATATAATAACTTTTTTCCCCTGTTCAATAATGTTTTCTACAAATTCTATAGTTTGTTTTACTTTTTCGTTTGAGATCACTTTTCTGACTTTCATTAATTTAGAAAACTGAACAGTTAAGGAAGAAGACTCATTTGAGTTTTTATCAAACCATTCATAATATTCTCCCATTAAATCTTCATATTCTTTTGATTTTAATCTTAAATAAACAGGAGTAATAATTTTATCGGGTAAGTCTAACACTTCTTCCTTTAGTCTTCTTAAAATTTGTTTTGAGGTTCTATCCCTTAATTCCTCCAAATTGGATGCTCCCGTAACATTCCATACTTTTCTATTTCCTGCGGTAAATTGGTAACCTTGACAATAACGAATAGCATAAGCCATCCAATTTTGTGCGACGGGACTTTCAATTATATTTAAAAGGTTATAGTAATTCATAGGTCTTGATGTCATCGGGGTTCCAGTTAACAACCAAACTCTTTTTATAGTTTTAACGTAACTATTAATAATTTTAGTTCTTTGTGCTTGAGCGTTAGAAACCATATGTGCCTCATCTAAAACAACCAACTCAAATTCAGATTTAAATAACAAAGAATTATCCTTATCCTTTGGGTCGTGGAAATTTTTTAATATGTCATAGTTAACAATTACAAAATCTGATTCAGTTGAAAACTTTTTACCTTCCGCAATATAAACGGACCTGTCTGTATAATTTGCAATTTCTCTTTCCCAATTTATCTTAAGTGATGCGGGACAAATAATTAAAATCTTTTTTGCTCCCGTTTCTAATGCGGCAATAATAGTTGAGGTTGTTTTACCAAGTCCCATATCATCCGCTAATATAAACCTTCTTGACCCGGTTAATTTTTCAATAGCCTCTTTTTGATGAGTTAATGGGGGTCTGTGGTCGTACTTTGAATAATCTATTGATACTTCTTCAATAATATGAGTTTTAATTAATGCCGATTTAGGAACCCAAAATTCAGATAAAGAATCAGTCTCAAAAAACTTACCCCATATATGGTAAGATTTTTCTTTCTCAACCAATAACTTCTCAACATATATTTTTTCAGGAACATTTAATAGGTATCGTTCTTCTGAAAACTTTTTTGCGAAGTAAGTATCTAAATCGACCCATTTCCTTGCTACTTTTGGTTTTACATTTTCATAATTAATTATGTAATCCGATTGAGACCTTGTTGGGTAAAATTTTTTATTGGTTTCTTTTTTTGTTTTAAGATACAATATATGGTTATTGGACCCACTATATGTATCCAAAATGTCCAAAGCTTGGTGTTCAATAATTTGTTTAATATTAGACAAAACTTTTTTTATAAAAAATAAACAAAAAAAAGATATTTATCAATAAAACATTTAAATGGATAATAAAATTCCAATAACAAGGTTAGGTAAATTTTTTGGGGAAAAGGATTTTTCTCTTGAAATTTCTATGGGACAAGAATGGTTATACGGAGATATGAACTATACTTGTGTTTTATATCGTGTTGATAGAATCAAAACAAAAATTGATGATGTTTACGGTGAAACTACTTCGGATAGTATTAATTTTTTACCTCCTGTTGAGTTTAATGCTTATGTTGGAATCGCAGCTCCTGAAAACAAACTTATGGGGTCAACTAAAATTGATCAGTTTGAGCCAGGTAATATTACAATATCTGTTTATTTAAAAACTTTAGAAGAATTAAATATTGATATTAGTTTTGGTGATTATATTGGGTATTACGATACTGAAAATTTTGTGAGATATTATACAGTTACTAATGATGGACGTGTAATTTCCGACATAAAACATACATATAAAGGATTTAAACCTTTTTATAGAACAATAATTGCGTCACCAGTAACGTCTAATGAATTTAGAGGATTATAATAGAAAATTATGGGATTACCAAAAAAAATAAAAAAACACATACCATTAGAATTTGGGGTTAGTCCTTTAGAAAGGAGACAACAACTTGCTGATATGCTTGGGGAACATGGTACTTTTTTACCTAAAGGTCTTTTACATGCGGATTTAGATAAAGGATTTTTAGAATTTGTTAAAGAAAACCTTTCAATATCAATAGACGGTAAAAAAATATCTATGATTGATATTTTAATAACAACCCAAAATTGGTCTCAGTTTACTGAAACTTGGAACTTTCAAAACATAGATAAAAATGCCGAACCTCCATTTGTAACTGTAGTAAGACAACCTGAAGTAAAGTTTGGTGACCCCCAAATAAAATATAACATTCCTAATAGAAGACTTTATCATTATGCTCAAGTACCAACATGGGACGGACAAAGACATGGTATGGATGTTTATAAAATACCACAACCAATTCCCGTACAAATAAATTATACTGTTATAATAATATGTAACAGAATGAGGGAGATTAATGAATTTAATAAAGTGGTCATGCAAGTCTTTGCCTCAAGACAGGCATATCAAAAAATAAAAGGACACTATATTCCTATAATTATGGGAGATATTGCCGATGAGTCGGTTTTGGATTTGGAGAAAAGAAAATACTATATTCAAAAATACCCAATGACGTTACAGGGGTTTCTTTTAGATGAGAACGATTTTGTTGTAGAACCTGCAATTGTAAGAACAATGCAAGTTTATGAAACCGACACATCAATTAAAAAACGTAAACCTAAGAAAAATGATTTATTACCACTTGATTTAACCTTTAACTATAAAGTGGGATCTGAAACATTTACTGATAAAATATTTTTTACAACTGATATGAAAGTTTCTAACACAGAGAACGTTGATTCGTATAGTATTTTTATTAATGGTGATTTTTATGGTAATAATATTACTGACATACAAATCAATACAGGTGACATAATTAAAATTGACATTGTTAAGGACGACATAACAAAAGATTCTAATTTAATTTTACAACAAAAGTTAATATAATTCTTCACCGTAAACGTCTTTCTTTTCCTTACATTTTTCTATAATTAGATTTTCTAAAAACCTATACATTTTAATACCTCTTTTGTCACAATATTTTTTTAAAATTTCGTGAGCATCCTTATCAATCTTTAAATTTTTTATTTTTTTTGGTTCTTTATCCATAGGTAGAAAAAAGGCAGAAAAAAATCTTACCAAGATATAAATACTTTGATATAAGTAAAGTTTTTGCAAAAAACACCGGTATTTATATATAAAAATAAATTATAATAAATTAATATTGAAAAAATATGGCAACTAACAGTAAAATTTTCGTTTCACCTGGTGTCTATACTTCAGAAGTAGATTTAAGTTTTGTGGCACAGAGTGTTGGTGTTACAACTTTAGGGATTGTCGGAGAAACTTTAAAAGGTCCAGCCTTTGAACCAATCTTTATAAAAAACTTTGACGAATTCCAATCCTACTTTGGTGGTACAACACCTGAAAAATTTGTTAATACACAAATTCCAAAATATGAGGCCGCTTATATTGCTAAATCATACTTACAACAATCAAATCAATTGTTTGTTACAAGAGTATTAGGTTTATCAGGATATGATGCAGGACCATCTTGGTCTATAATTACAAGTGCAAATTTAGACCCAACAACATTAACACCATTTTGTTTAAGTGCGGTTACCCCTTCTGGTTCTTGTGAACCTGTTTGTGTATTGGCTAAAACAATTCCTTTTACTGTAACATTTACAGGATGTTCAAACAGTGCGTCATCAGTTGAATTTGGTTTGTTCCCTGATGAGATTGAAGATATTATAACTAATCAATATGAACAATTTAATGGAAGTACCTCAACATTGTTAGACGATTTACAATTCTTTACTTATCAAAGAATATTAAATCCACCTTCAGAAAACACGTCTATTGCATATTTTGGTACAATTGACGGAGATGATTATGATGTGTTATCAACAGGATATACCGCATCTACAAACGTGTTTAATGTTCCATCACCATCAAGTTCATTAACTAGTTTTACATCACCATTTAACGATCCTTGGTATTATGCATTATTTGAAAATACTGGAAATGGTTTATACACAGGTTATTCTTTTTGGAATGTAATTACAGGTTTAACTTTAATTAACCCTATTACAACAACAACAACAACGTCTCAACCTACACCAACCCCAACTCCAAATCCTTGTATTACCCCTACACCTGTTGTACCAACAACTACAACTACAACAACTGTTTTAGATTGTTATTCAGGTACCGTTGTGGGTATGATTTATGTTTATAGTGGTAATTCATATACAGAATATGATGATATGGTTGTTGCAACTTTAAGATCAAGAGGTATTGCCGACTATAGTGATGATGTTAATCCAAGATTTGAAATAACAGGTTTAACTGACGTTAACATTGATTGTACAGGACAATATGATGACATACTTAAAAATCCTTTTGCAAAATTTGTAATAAACGCAACAAATTACCTTGGTAATAATTTTAGTTTTGTTACATCATTCTCTAACTCAGATTCTGAATATATTTCTAAAGTATTTGGAGGTAGTAATTTTGGTAAACCTAGAAATGTTGTCCCTCTTTTTGTTGAGGAGAGATTCCAATCATTATTAAGATGGTCATACAATAAAGGTTATATTAGAGGTTTAAAATGTCAATTAATTTCATTACCTGAGGCTCAAAGTGAGGACCCAACATCAATTGGATGGTACTTGGAAAAATACCAATCACCTGAAAGTCCATGGGTTGTTTCTGAATTAAGAGGTTCTAAAGTTTATAATCTATTTAAATTCTATACAATTTCGGATGGTAATAGTGCAAATACAGAAGTTAAAGTATCAATATCTGATATCTCATTTGCAAATGAAACATTCACAGTTTTAGTTCGTGATTATTATGATACCGATTCTAACCCTGTTGTTGTTGAGAAATTTACCAACTGTTCTATGAACCCAAATGAAAATAATTTTATCGCTAAAAAAATAGGTACGTTAGACGGTGAGTATGAATTAAAATCAAGATACGTAATGGTAGAAATGAATGAGGATGCTCCTATTGATTCTTTACCTTGTGGTTTTGAGGGATACAATTTTAGAGAGTATTCAGGAGCAAGATCTCCATTCCCTATTATTAAAACAAAATATGATTTCCCTGGTGAATTAGTATTTAATCCTCCGTTTGGTACTCCATCAGGAACTGATGATGCAGGACTTTCTTCGGGAGATAATATTAGAAAAACTTACTTAGGATTCTCTACAAGTGCAGATTATGGATACGATCCTAGTTTCTTTGAATACAAAGGAAAAAGAAACCCATCTAACATATGTTTCGCCACTGAATCTTCTCCTTGGTTATATAGAACAAGAGGTTTCCACATGGATAAAAACGCAAGTGGTATCACAATCGCAAATGTATTTGCAACAAGTGGAACTCCTAGGTTCTACGCAGGAGCGGCAGACTTTAGTAGTGAACCTACAGTTGAGTCAAATCCGTACTATAGATTATTCGCCCGTAAATTTACAGTATTAGTACAAGGTGGATTTGACGGTTGGGACATTTACAGAGAAAGAAGAACAAATGCTGACAAATACCAATTAGGTAGAACAGGTTACCTTAACGGAGCTTGTGCTACAACAAGATATCCAAACGCAATTGGTTGGGGAGCGTTCAAACAAATCAGTGTTGGTGATGGAACAAGAGAATATGCAAATACCGATTATTACGCATACTTGTTAGGAATTAGAACATTTGCTAACCCTGAAGCGGTTAACATTAACGTATTTGTAACTCCTGGTATTGATTATGTAAATAATAGTGACCTTGTTGAGGATACTATTGATATGGTTGAGAACGATAGAGCGGATTCATTGTACATTACAACAACACCTGATTACAATTTGTTATTACCAACAACAACAGGTATTGACGGATTAATTTACCCACAAGAGGCGGTAGATAATCTTGATGGTACGGGAATCGACTCTAACTACACGGCTACTTATTACCCTTGGGTATTGACTCGTGATAGTGTAAATAATACTCAAATTTATTTACCACCAACCGCTGAAGTAACAAGAAACTTAGCGTTAACTGATAACATCGCGTTCCCTTGGTTCGCAGCGGCAGGTTACACTCGTGGTATTGTTAACTCAATTAAAGCACGTAAGAAGTTAACCCAAGAAGATAGAGATGTTTTATATCTTGGAAGAATTAACCCAATTGCAACTTTCTCAGATATTGGTACGGTAATATGGGGTAACAAAACTTTACAAGTTAGACAATCAGCCCTTGATAGAATCAACGTTAGAAGATTGTTATTACAAGCACGTAAATTGATATCTGCGGTTTCAGTTAGATTACTTTTCGATCAAAACGATGAAAAAGTAAGACAAGATTTCTTAAATGCGGTTAACCCTATTTTGGACGGAATCAGAAGAGACAGAGGTCTTTACGACTTTAGAGTAACGGTTTCAAGTGACACTGCTGATTTAGATAGAAATCAAATGACAGGTAAAATTTACATCAAACCAACAAGATCGTTAGAGTTTATAGATATAACATTCTATATAACACCAACTGGAGCTTCTTTTGAAGATGTTTGATAAATAAAAAATCTAAATTTAAAAGAGGGGTAATTCCCTCTTTTTTTTTATACATATGATGTATTTATATGAAATGAATTATTATAAATTTTTAGCAAAAAAAATATTAAAAGAAGTGGTTGATCAAAAATCAACAAATTATGCTTCTAAATATTATGCGTTTGATTGGGATGATAACCTTATGAAAATGCCAACTAAAATTTATTTTAAAGATGAGGACGGTGATGTTGTGGGAATGAGTACGGAGGATTTTGCTAAGTATCGAACTTTAATAGGAAGTCCTTTTGATTATAAAGGACAAACTATAGTTGGTTATGATACGGAACCATTTAGAGACTTTAGAGTTACGGGAGATAGAAAGTTTTTAGAAGACATCAAACAAGCGCCAATAGCGTCTGAGAAAGTATGGAATGACTTTAAAGAGGCTATTAACAATGGATCTGTGATTGCAATTGTAACCGCTAGGGGTCATTCACCGGCAACACTTAAAAAGGCCGTTAAATATATTATAGAAAATAATATGCACGGTATTGAAAAAAGTGAGTTAGTAAAACATTTAAAAGAATACCGAAGATTAGGAGGATTAAAACAAGTAGAAAATGAAAATTGGTTAATAACTGATTACTTGGACAGATGTCAATTCTCTCCCGTATCTTATGGAAAAGGTTCCGAAGCTAACCCTGAAGAAGAAAAATATAATGAGATATTAAGATTTTATAACAGAATGAGTCGGTCATCTAAAAAATTCCAAAAGGCACAATTTATAAATCACGTAGACACAGATAAAGAGTCTATCGGAGGAGGTCTATTTAAATTTATTAAACCTTCATTTGGTTTTTCAGATG